ATATTGGAGGCAAGGAATGGCTAAAGAAACCATTGCATACAATAAAAACGATCTGCGTGATATTTACAAGGCTTTCAAACTTATGGATGACCAAGCAACAGAGGAAGCAAGAACTCAATCTGCTGCTCTGGCTTATTTTGCGTCAGAGGAAATTAAACAGGCAGCTCGAACTCGAACAAAGGCTGGCAAGGTTGCGGAAAGAGTCGCAGAAGGCGTTAGCATCTCTAAATCCAGTAAAATCGGTGAGTTCCGTTATGGTTTCGCAAGACAAAAGTTTTCAGGTGGTGCTACAACGCAAACCCTATGGGGTGGAGTTGAGTTTGGATCTAATAAGTTCAAGCAGTTCCCTACATATTCAGGACGGCAAGGCAGAGGTTCAAGAGGTTGGTTCATCTATCCAACCCTTCGCAAAATTCAGCCTGAATTGATTAACAAATGGGAACAGGCTTTCAATCGCATCATTAAGGAATGGGTCTAATGGCTACCGGTAATCGCACATTAAAGTTATCAATCCTTGCCGATGTTGATGACTTAAAAAAGAAGCTAGGCGAAGCCGACAAAGCGGTCGAAAGTAATTCAAACAAGATTTCAGAGTTTGGCAAGAAGGCTGCTGCTGCATTCGCAGTCGCTGCTGCTGCTGCCGTTGCCTATGGCACTAAATTAGCCATTGATGGGGTCAAGGCTGCCATTGAGGATGAGGCTGCTCAGTTAAGGCTGGCTGCTGCCTTACGCACCGCCACAGGGGCTACTGAGGATCAAATTGCAGCAACTGAGGCTTATATCCTTAAAACATCTTTAGCAACTGGCGTGGCTGATGACCAACTGCGTCCAGCGTTACAAAGATTAGCAGTTTCGACAAAAGATACTGAGGAAGCACAAAAATTATTAAACCTATCTTTGGATATTGCCAAAGGTCGAGGATTAGAACTTGAAACTGTTGCCAATGCTCTAGGCAGGGCTCAGGATGGAAACACCACAGCTCTAGGCAGATTGGGACTTGGATTATCTAAAGCAGAATTATCAACCCTTTCATTTACCCAAGTTCAGGAAAAATTATCAAATCTTTATGGTGGAGCAGCAGCTGCTAACGCTGAAACATTTCAAGGCAAAATTGATCGCTTAAAAGTAGGATTTGATGAAGCCAAAGAATCCTTGGGTGTTGCATTACTTCCAGCGGTTGAAAGTTTTATTGGATTCTTAAACGAAACAGGCATACCAACCCTAAATGCGTTTATTGCAGGATTGACGGGCGATCAAGGATTAAGCGCAGGACTGGCACAAAGCCAAAAGGGTGCTGAAACATTTGGCAAAGCAATTGGTGGACTCGCAGATATATTAAAGGGCTTGCTTAACTTTATTCGTGAAGTTATTGGCGGATTGACAGAGTTAGCAAATCAAGCAATCAGAGTTGTTAATATTATTAAGCCCGGAGGAGATGTTGGATATATTCCAAATGTATCTCCAAGTGCAAGTCAATTAGGAATGCTTGGCGCAGCACCATTGCCAGCAGTTCCTGCAAATGTTCGTGAAAATCGAACAACAGTTACTAATGTTACAGTTCAAGCCGTAGATTCTGAAGGTGCTGCTAGAGCAGTTGCTAAAGTCATTAATCAGAGTTCATCAAGATCAGTTCCACAGCTCTATAACAGCGGCATCACTAGAGCGAGATAATGTCAGTCTTTACGCCTGAATATAAGTTAAGCATCAATGGTGTGGAATACACCGATGTTGCCATTTCTGATATAGCCCATCAAGCAGGGCGTGAAGATATTTACGCACAACCAACCCCATCTTACATTCAGATCGCATTAGTGGCTTTGAATAATGAAAACTACAATTTCCAAGTTAATGACGGAATAGCATTACAAGTTAAAGATAGCACCAATGTTTTTAGGACTTTATTTGGTGGCAACATTACAGATATCACAGCCGAGGTCGCATCAGCTAGTAGCATTGCAGAAACCTTTACTTATACGATAATCGCTTTAGGTTCATTGGCTAAACTGCCCAAGGTTATTTATGACGGAACATTGGCTAGAGATGATGATGGCGACCAGATGTTTGAATTGCTTGCTGATCTATTCTTGAACAATTGGAATGAAGTTCCAGCAGCTGAAACATGGGCAGGATATGACCCAACAGTTACTTGGGCAAATGCTGAAAACTTAGGACTTGGGGAAATTGATCGACCAGGAGTTTATGAAATCATAGCAAGAGGATCAGATCCGGATACTGTCTATAACATTGCAAGTCTTATTGCTGATAGCGCATTTGGTGTCTTGTATGAGGACAACGAAGGTCGCATTGGATATGCCGATGCTTTACACAGACAGAATTATCTTGCCAACAATGGCTACACAGAGATTTCAGCAAACACAGCCTTTGGAGCAGGATTAAAGGTTTTGACTAGGGGTGCGGATGTTCGCAATGACATAATTCTTAACTATGGCAATAATTTTGGTTCACAGAAAAGCGCAATTGATTTAGACAGCATTGCAACCTTTGGTTATCGAGGCGAAACGATCAATACAGTTTTGCATGATGCCACCGATGCTCAAGCTGTGGCTAATCGCTTTATTTCGCTTAGATCCTATCCAAGAGCCTTATTCGATAGCATTACATTTCCATTGACAAATTCAGCAATTGATGATGCAGACCGAGATGCCTTGCTTGGGATCTTTATTGGTCAGCCAATGCGTATAACAGACTTGCCGGTTCAAATAGCCTCATCAGGACAGTTTGAGGGTTATGTGGAAGGCTGGCGTTGGAGCACTAGATTCAACGAATTGTTTTTGACCATAAATCTAAGCCCGATCGAATTCTCTCAAATTGCAGTTCAATGGGAGCAGGTATCAGCCTCAGAGGCATGGAACACTTTATCCGCTATACTAACATGGGAAAATGCGATTGGAGCAGTAGCCTAATATGGCAAACACTACGAACTATAATTGGGAAACACCGGACGACACCGATCTGGTTAAGGATGGCGCAGCTGCTATTCGCACGCTTGGTTCATCTATTGATACAACAACCAAAGCCTTAAATCCATCAACAACACTTGGCGACATTGAATATCGTTCAGCGACAGCAAATACAAATGCAAGACTCGCAATTGGAACGACTGGACAAATTTTATCCGTTGTTGCAGGAGTGCCAGCATGGGTTGCAAATGATGTTGGTGATATTACCGAAGTTGCTGCCGGAACTGGAATTAGTGGTGGCGGAACATCTGGTTCAGTGACTATTACAAACTCAATGGCAACTGCAATAGATGCTAAGGGTGATCTAATTGGTGGAACGGGTGCAGATACTTTTGCAAGATTAGCCGTTGGTGCAAACAATACAGTTCTTACAGCAGATTCAACAGCAGCAACTGGATTAAAATGGGCTGCTCCTGCTGGTGGCGGAAAGATATTGCAGGTAGTTTCAACTAACGATAACACTAAAAAGCAAGTTACTAACGCAACTGAATATACAGAAATTGCTACCGCAATTACGCCAAGTTCGGCATCTAGTAGAATTTTAATAATGGTAAGTTTTGGACTTGTTTCTAACTCCACAAACGCAGATTCAGCGTTTAGGATTAAAAGAGATTCAACCGCTATTCAACAAGGAACAGGCGGAACTGTGAACATTAACCAATCTTTTTTTATGGCTGAGGGTTCATCAGAGGGTTCGGGTTATACAATCCAAATAGTAGATAGCCCTGCAACTACTTCGGCAATTACTTACAAAGTAGAATTGCTGGCAAATACTGGAACAATCAATATAAACAGACGAGGCTTAGATACTTATTATGCAGCCTCTAGTTCAATGACTCTAATGGAAATAGGTGCATAATGTCGCAATTTGATATATTTGATGCAGTTGCAAGATTACGACCTAAAGCAAATTTTGGCGTTAAAGATGGCATTCTTAAATGGGAAGGCGATCCTAAATCAAAGCCAACAGAAAAAGAAATTGCTGATACTTTAGAACTGTTAGAAGCTGAGTGGGAAGCAAGCGAATATGCTCGCAATCGCAAAAAGTCTTATCCAGCAATAGCCGATCAACTCGATATGATTTATCATGCAATTGATGCCGGTGCTTTGGATAAAGATAGTGATTTCTTTAAGGCATTAAAAGCCGTAAAAGACAAATTTCCTAAAGCATAATTTTAGGTAAGTTCATCAATGAAGCCTTATCTATCCAAAGCAGCTGTGCAATTACGGGAGCAGATCGATGATTGCTTTGCGGATAGGTCAAGAAAATCGGATGGTTGGATTTCAGACGCTAGGCATCAAAAAGTAAAATCGGATCACAACGCTTTACCTTCGGGTGAAGTTTGTGCAATTGACATTACAGCGGATCTTGGTGCAGCCGAAGGCATATCTGCTTACTTAGCCGATCAAATACGCATTGCTGGCAAAACAGATAAGCGGATCAAATATGTTATTCACAATCATCATATTGCCAGCAAACTATTAAATTGGCGTTGGCGTAAATACAAAGGCATAAATCCTCACACCAAACATATTCATATTTCATTCCACCCAAAACAAACAGGAGAGTTCTTTAACATCCCACTACTAGGAGGCAACGCATGAAACTATCAAACAAACACAAGGCTGCAATTAAATCTTATTTAAGAGCTGTGGCTGCTTCCGGCATTACTGTTCTATTGGCGATTGTTGCTGATATTCGACCAGAGTTTGCAATCTTGGCTGGTGCATTAGTTGCACCTATCGCAAAAGCATTAGATCCAAAGTCCGGTAAAGAAGCTGATTATGGAATCAATGCCAAATGACCGCAAACGAATGGGTTGGTATCGCCGTTGGCGTATGCGGAGTATCAACAAGTTTATTGCTGGGTCTGCGTTGGGTTATTAAATCCTATCTAGCAGAACTTAAGCCGAATGGTGGCTCCTCGATCAAAGACACAGTTTCAAGATTAGAATTACAAAATTCTCGATTGGAAAAGCGTGTCGATGATCTGTTCACTCTAATCAGTAAGTCATAATTTTAATTATGGCGAACACACGAAAACCTATCAAACGCAAAAAGATCAATCGTCGAGTCGTTCGCCAAACTCCTGAGCCATTGACAAAGATAGATCAGCATTACACCGCATTGCATGAATGTTATAAAGCAGCTCGTAAAGCAGGATTTACACCAGAGCACGCATTCTGGTTGATGACCGAGCATAAGACTTTCCCTGATTGGATCGTGGGAGATGGCGGGATTATTCCTTCCATAGATCCAACTGACGATGAGGATGACGATTAAGCGATACTTAGTAATAAGTGATTTGCAAATTCCCTATCATCATGAAACAGCCGTCAAGAATGTTATTAAGTTGGCGAAGCGTGAAAGATTTGACAGCGTTCTATGCGTTGGCGATGAGATTGACTTTCAAACCATTAGCCGTTGGGCTGAGAAAACACCTTTGGCTTATCAACAAACTTTGGATGATGACCGCACAGCTACTCAAGAGATCCTTTGGGCTCTCACAGAGCACAGCCGAGAGGCTCATATTATCCGCAGTAATCATACTGATCGCCTTTATAACACTTTATTAAAAGTTCCGGGAATGATCTCACTTCCCGAATTGCAGTATGCCAAGTTTATGGATTTTGAATCTATGGGCATTACATTCCACAAAACATTCTTTGAATTTGAAAAGGGCTGGATCTTGGCTCATGGCGATGAAGGCAACATGAATCCCAACGCTGGACAGACTGCCCTTAATCTAGCCAAGAAGGCTGGAAAGAGCGTGGTTTGTGGTCATACCCATAGACTAGGTATGTCAGCCTACTCAGAGGGGCTCTACGGGGCTTACAGACCCCTTTACGGCGTAGAAACCGGCAACCTTATGAACCGAGCAAAGGCTTCTTACACAAAAGGGCTCGCCAACTGGCAAATGGGCATAGTCATTATGGACTGGGATGGCAAAAATATGAATGTGCAGATGATCCCAATAAATAAAGATGGCAGTTTTACAGCTCTTGGAAAGTCTTATGGGGCGTGAAACAGACTATATCGACCGCACGATTGATGACCATATCGATGATGTTGAGGATATTGGCGTTATCTAATCGTTATAAAACACGCCGAAAGTAATTAACCGCCTGTCCTTGCTTTAGGTCATACTTTCTGTATCCACACGAACGCTGTGGGTAAAGGGAGCAACATGACAGTAAAGGACGACATGCTACAACTAGCGTGGATATTTATGGGCTTGGGTATTGGCGCATGGATTATTCATGAAATCAAAGACACCGCATTCCAAAATGGATATTGGAAAGGTCGGGCTCATGGGTGGGATTCGCACCGCCGATTGATGAACACCAAAACCAAATCTGATGAAGTATTTGATTATGACAAAAACTGAGCAACTCTTTGATGAGGTCATACAAATCTTGCATTCAAGAGGTTCTCAATATGGGCATCCAATTGGAAACCATAAACGCATTGCCGAACTTTGGTCGGCTTACCTTGGTTATCCAATACAACCAAATGAGGTTGCAATACTCATGTGCTTGGTCAAAATCAGCCGACAAGCTGAGGATCCTAGAGTCGATGACAATTACAAAGATGCACTTGGATACATCTCAATTGCAAAAACAATAACTGACGCTATGCAAGACGAGGATGGAGTGTGGGCTGATGGCATTTAATCTTGAGGATTATGAGGATGTGGCTACCTTAAATAAATGGTTTATTGCCAATTATCCAATGGGTAGATCTGATATATCAGTTATAAGCCATGATCCTGAAAAGGGTTATATCTTGGTGCAAGCGACTTTGTGGCGAGATGCAGCTGATCCATCACCGGCAGTTAGCAACATTGCCTTTGGATCTAGGGAAACATATATGGCGAACATGAAAAAATGGTATGTCGAGGATACTGCCAGCAGTAGTTTGGGAAGGGCAATAATAATTCTTAAAGGCTCAAACAAAACCGCTACAAAAGACAGCATGGAAACTGTCAAGGCAGATCAATCCTTTAAGGAAAAACTAGAAAGTCGCCAAAACATGTATGGCAAGGCTGGGTCTAAGTCAGCGCAAATTGAAACAATCTTAAGAGATAGTTTTGAAGCTGATAAACCTAAAGATCCGGTTGCTTGGTCTGTTGGTGATGTTGTTGCTGAGATTGGTGCATCAATACCTAATGAGCCACCAGCGTGCCAACATGGGCATATTTTGAAAGAAGGAATCTCTAAAGGAGGTAAGCCTTATTATGGTTATGTTTGCAAAGCAAAAGCATGTGAACCTAAATGGGCAAAACTTACAGCTAATGGAAAATGGTATTTTGAAGGAGGTGAATAAATGGGCGAATTACAAATTATCGATGGTTCTGGTCTAACTGCAACTTTTACAGATGACGGAGTTAAAGTAGAACCATCAACAACATATTGCGACTTATGCAACGATGACAGATTACTTCATGAGGGCGATCTGCTTCGATGTTATAACTGCCACGCAATCAATCGAATTCCTTATCATGCCTAATTACGAATACGAATGTGATGGCGAGGGGTTGAGTATTGTATTGGATCTTCCAATGGAGCACGAAATCCCTTGTTGTCAAGTATGTGGGGCTAAGTTAAGGCGTGTCTATTCAGCAGTTCCGGCAATTTTTAGAGGGAAGGGTTGGGGTAAAGATGCCTAAGCCAATTCAATGGGAACAATGGATGTTTGACTTAATTGCTGACACTAAATTAACTGCCAAAGAAATTGCGGATAGAATTGGTTGCACCCCTCACGCTGTTTATCAGCAAAGGTCTAAATGTGGTATCAGGCAATGGAAGGCTGAACCTAAAAACCCCATTAAATATGCAAGATCAAAATGGCCGAGGTCTTACAAAATGACTAGGCGTTGGGTGTTGGAAAGGGATCGTTGGAGTTGCGTTTATTGCGGTGATGCCGCTAATCAGGTGGATCATGTTATTCCCAAAAACAATGGAGGCTCAGACTTGCCGTCTAATCTTGTTGCTGCCTGTGCTCGATGCAATAACTTAAAAGGCACTAGCTGTGGAGATTGCCCAAAATGGAGGATAAATGCCAACCTTTAGATGCAACTTTTGCTCAGCCAAGAGTGAGTTTGTATGGCTAGATGAGTTTGAAACGCACGAAGGTTTTAGAGTATTTCAATGCCTTAAGTGCTGCGCTGTTGGAACTAAGAACCTAGCAGAACAGACTGACACACAAGAACCGGTGCAGCGATGCACTAAATGTGGGTCATGGATGTTTGCAGAAATGGAGTGTCATACATGTGCAATAGTCATGATGACCTAACGCATGAGATCAATTGGGCTTATCAAAACAAGATGCGTGAGCAATGGCTTGTAGATAATCCGGATGCGCAATATATTGGTTGGATGTCAATATGACTTGCCGTCTGACCTGCGGTTATGCCGATAGATTTGGAGTGATGTGATACCCTTAAACGCAAATTCGCTTTCAGAGCGAAAGGGCGATCTGCGAAGCAGAAAGATCGCAAGGTTTGGTTTGGTGATACCTCTGTTCATAGCCTTAAACATAGGCTTATTAAAAGATTATTCCGTTGCTTCATTAGATAGAACTAATCATTACAGACAATGGGCTTTCATACAGCTTAACAACCTAGATCAATTCTATTGTTTAGATGAATTGAATTACAAAGAATCTAGATGGAATCCAAAAGCCAAGAATGGTAGTCATTATGGTATTCCTCAAGGTAGGTCTAAATGGCTTAGTACAGTTGATGGATACAAACAAATTGATTGGCAATTGAAATACATAAAGAAGCGATACTCTAATCCTTGTAATGCTTTGGCTCATCATAAGATTAAGGGATGGTATTGAGTAAGTCAGCTTTAAGATCAACAGGATCAACAAGGCATTGGAGATCTATTCGCAGTAGGGTGTTGAGGCGGGATGCTTTCATCTGTCAATACTGTAATCAAGAGGCTACAACTGTCGATCATGTAATACCTAGAAGGCTTGGTGGATTAGATAGCGATGACAACCTTGTCGCTTCATGTTCAAAGTGCAAT